GATGAGTGGGTCGTAAAACAGATCTTCAATTGTGCGTGATTCGGGGTGAACAATCCTGAGCTTTTGCAGGACACGATCAGCAACGGAAGCAGGAGACGTGTTGTTTTCGTTGATGGCAGGGGTGAAGTCGCTAATGGTGAAGGACAGGTCATCCTGCATCTGCATGACGAGCTGGGTGTCCATACGACCTGAGCGTGACTTCTCAATGGTTATGAGACGGCTATGACCGCCTATACGAGCTTTCTCCTCATCAGTTGGCTTGCGTAGCGCCCAGGTCTCGTCAACAGCATCACGGATAGCTGAAGTGCCTCTAAAGCCACCGTTTTTGTTGGCGTGATGGACGATGAGGATTGTGGTGGCAGGGAACAGATCACCATTGTTTTTAGTGAGCCAATACAAGGGCTGAGCAAATTCAGACTTGTTTTCATCAAAGGCTCTACCACCAGAGCAACCAATAAGCGAGTCAATGACAACGAGTTTGGGGCGGTGCTTCTCCATGAGCTTGATGAATTGTGCATAGCGTTGGAGCTGCCAGTCCGTCTGGATCAAGGTTTGATCAGTGACGGGGAAGTCCATCTCTTCCAGTTGTTCCTTGAGCTGAACTAAAGGCTGATCACCGTTCAAAAGGAGAACAGGGCCTTGTTGTACTGGGACGTGATTGCCACGAACCAAGAAAGGTTGACCAGTTGCAATGTGCTTAGCAAGAGCCCAAGCAGACATGGATTTACCATCACCCCCAGCCCCATAGATCAGGACTACAGAAGGATGTGGCAGGACATCAGGGATCAAGTAATCACGCTTAGCTTCCAACTTCATCAACTCCTTAACGGTCATAAGGTCTTTAGCTTTTTCGTATGACAGCTGGTCAACAATCAGTTTCTCAAGAGCGCCCTGGTCTCTATAGCCAGCTTGCAAAGCAAGAGTGTTGAGCTTGTAGTTGACCTCAGCAGGGTTATCAAGATCGAGTATTTGTTTGGAGCGGCGGATGACCTCTTCAAAATCAAGAGTTGCAGTACGGAACTCTTGGACTATTTTTTCTTCTGCTGATTTGACGACTTTGGCCAAACTATCTGAAAACCTAAGCCGTTTGGGATCCTCCCTATCGGCTAGGTGAATCAAGGTTCCGATGCCTACACCGTTGCCTTTAAAGGTGTTCCAAACATCAGCGCAAGGGTTGGTGTCTTCCCATTCAGAAGCGTAATCAGGGTCTTCTGCTGACCATGCCGACCAAAGCATGAAACCCATTTCATTAGGCAAAGCAGAATTAACTGCCATGCCAACCCTGACCCAATGATCCCTAGAGCCAGCTCCCTTACATGGGATGACGTTTAGACAATCTCTGATGATTTCAAAGATTTCGTCTTGGGTGCGATCTGTGAAATCAAGATCACGTTTGTTGATTGCTTTAGCAGGCTGCTTCATCTCAGCAAGCAACCAGTCTGGAGCTACAGGAATGCTGGCAAGATCACCAGAGATTGTGTATTGACCAGGCTCTGAGGTCTTGCTGCCAGGGTATTCACCAAAGATGACTCCCTGGCGCTTGGAGTTCCAGAGGATCTCATAATCCTGGTCGCCTAAACCTCTGCCTTCAACGCTGCTCCAAAGCTCTTCTGGCACACGGAAAAGGTATTTAGCGGCATTGCCCTTGGTTGATGTGATTATTGGAGCGCCCTCAAGGGAGGAGCCCCAGACCTTGAGAAGTCTTTTTAGGCCAAGGTCAACGTCAAGGATGACGATGCCATTGCCACGGATGCCGGTAAAAACTCCAACAGCCTTGAGGTCAGGATTACGTGTGACGGCAAGGGCAACATCAGCCGGATCAAACTTGGAGTCAAAACTGGCTTCCAGAGGATTCTTACCAGTTGCTGGTTTACCGGATGCCATTGGGGCATCTTTGGCATAGATAGGGGCGTATACCAGGCCAGAAGGCAGCTGGGCAACAAATTCCTGAAGGTTCATGTACTATGGAAGGGTAATCAATTAACTCTCCCGATTGGCCCCCTGGTTCGTGGGCTAGTCGGGAGTTTTTTTATCCTAGCCCATATTGACAAAAGGCAAGGTTGTTTGTAGTTTGTTGGAGCGTCAAGCACTGACGCGACAACCTACAAGACAACCTTCACGTGAAACTTTCCGCAGGATTTATCGAGTCTCTTGAAAAAGAGAATGACGGTAGTTCGTCAAAAGACAACTATCTTGGCTACACAAAACTAGAGCAAGGTAGGCCAGCAAACTTTGCACTTTTAGAGCAAGACCCGCTTGAGTACTGGCTTGTCTGGGCAGAAGCGAAAGCATCAGGCTCCATGAAGCCATTTCGTTTCATGGGTCAGCCATCATCTGATGAGATTGATTTAGAGCTTGGCTCTGAATATGTTCAGTCGATGAATTATGACAAGACAGCTATTCGCAAGCCACAACAATGCTTGACATGGCCTGTCTACAACTGGGACATGAATAGGGTCCAAGTCCTTGAAGTTTCACACATTTCATTAGCACGTCAGTTTGCAAAGTATGGCTTGAACAAGAAGTACAGCAAGAACTTGCTGGACTGGGATTTCGAGCTGAGCAAGATCAAAGCCGACATGGTGCGTTATGAGCTGTTGATCGTTCCCCGTGACGAAGACGAGCATGACGAAACGCAAATGCAAATGGCTTGGCTGCAGGCGCAGAAGGGTCGATTTGACCTAAACCGAATGGTGACAGGCGAAGATCCGTTCAGCGAAGGTTGAGCCAAGATGCACGATCTTGTTATCAATGAGAATGGTGACATCCTTTGCCCTGTATGCGGTTTTGATTACCTGCATTTAGTTAAAGTCAATAGTCACGATGAGAGTGCCTCTTTGACTTTTTGGTGTGAAGGTTGTCACATGCACGGAGATCAAAGGTTGAATTTTGATAATTACAAGGGGCGTACAACGGTCGCCTGGGAAGAGGGCAATAATCTTGGTCCTGTCCCTGTCAACACTTAGCGTTAGTTCTTTATCTCATTGGAGCGGGGGCCTTGCGCCCCCTTTCCTTTGATGTAAAGTAAATTTGGGAAAGAGCGTCTAATGACCCGTACAACAGAACTGCCTGAGACAGTCACAGAGTTTTTAGAAGACGGTTCTGTCGCTGTCGTCGTTGGTCACCTAAGAGGTTGGGTTTCGAGCGCCCACTTGGTTGAGCCAAAAGCAAACCAGCTAATGCATAAGTGGCTGGAAGAACAATCAGAAGCTTTGTTGAACGAGGATTATGACGGAGACTCTTGACGCCCAAGACATCTTGGCATCACTACGTCGATGGCAATTGGAGCAAGATAACTCTGGCCCATTCAGGGTTTACAGAGATCAAGAAGGACAGATTTATCACTCTGTCACCCATATTCTGAAGCACACAGCCCCACAAACCCAGAAAGATGCTTTGGCACGATGGTCCAAGAGACCTGGCAGTTCATTGGAGCGTGATTTGGCCTGTGACCGGGGTACTGTTGCCCATGAGCATTGCGAGTATGTGCTCAAGACCGCAGCCAAGTTGGCACGTCAAAGCGCCAACAAGAAAGGAGCGTGGAAGGTTTGGGATGATGGTTTGGCACGTCCTCCAAAAGCCATCACCACCTGGGCACTTAAGAAGTCAGAGAAAGGAGCGCCGAAGGTCTCGTGGGCAGCCCGTGAGTACGCCAGAGGTTTATCCGACTGGTTGGTAAGTGGAGCGGTAACGGCCATTCATGCTTCAGAATTTAGTGTGAGCCATTCATCAGGTTTTGCTGGAACGGCAGACGCCCTATTGGATACAGAACTAGGTTTAACGATCTGCGACTTCAAGACAAGCGGTAGGCAGGAAGACAAGCCAGAAGCCTGGATGAAAGACCACCAAGACCAGCTTGGCGCTTATAGCCTTGCCTTACATGAAAGGGCAGGCATCCGTGTTGCTGGTGGAGCGGTAATCATTGGCAAGTCCAATGGGACCATTCAACTACGGATGCTTAGCGAGCTTGAGATGAGAGGTTGTGAGGCTCGATGGACCGAACGAAACAACCTCTATCAGGAGATGCTTTTAGCTGGAGAAATCGTTTAATTTCTATTCATAAATGCCACTTTTTTCTCGATCTAATTGTTTTCGGATGTTGCCATGCAACCCATACTGCCCATAAAGTGGAACGTAGTAGGTTATAAGAATTTGGAGGAGTGGACCAAGCTCGTAAAAAGTTAGTAATTTACAGGTCTTGTACTCATAAAAGCGCAAGTCTTCCAACTTGATATCATAAATATATCTAGAATGAGCCCCCACATATACTTTGTACGCTAGCGACACTTCATGTATTAAATTATTATCTGCAGGGATATAGCGATCAGGAAAATTTTTCCTGATCAATGAGTTTGCAGCATATTCGATCGGAAGGTTTATAGAGCTTGCAGAAGTCAAACCATGGAAACGAGCCATTTGTGGGTCTTTGCTATTTTCAATTTCTTTTTCGCGTGCAATATTTTCTCTTTCGCGTAAGTCCAACAAGTCAACAATTTTCCCTTCAATATGTGAAAATTCTTTACAATCACTGTCCCATGACGAACTAAACACGTCTTCACTAATAAAAGTATAATTTCTCAAAAAATGTTCAAACGCTTCAACTTGCTCTTCCGAGAAGGCATCGCCCTCGAAGACATTGCGATAAAGAGTGTTAGAGCTGTTGCGATTACCTTTTAGTCTGATTTCTCTATGAATTTGAGATGTAAAAGTATTGGTAATATTTGTAAGGTTAAGCTCTTCGATTTCCAGCCTTGCTAATTCGTGCGGAGGAGTGCTAGCCAATTTTTTTTCAGTTTTACCACCTTCTTTAGGTTTTTTCCAATCAGGGTTTTTGTCTCCACAGTGACCGCAAAATTCTTGTGTTTTGCTTACTACTGCGTTGCAGCTAACACATCGACTTAATTGAATAGTTTTTGTCTTTGCAAGACCGCGAGTAATACTCCATTCTCTATGCTCATCGGGCAGTCCATGTTTCCAAGTATTGCCAGCAAGATCAATTATGAAAGCAAATCGTTTACCAGGCGAAGTTCTTAAAACCCGTCCAACCTGTTGCAAATAAAGGCTTTCAGATTGTGTTGGTCTAAGAAGGATGGCAGCTTGAGCATCTGGGATGTCAGTACCTTCACTGATCAAATCCCTGCTAGTAATAACTTGAATAATCCCTTCTTGAAATTGTTGAAGGATAGATTCACGCTCTAATTTAGAAAGTTTTCCATGCAAGCAAGCAGATGAAAGCCCTGCATTTTGGAACGCCTGTGCGGTGTGTTCCGCATGGAGGACACTACAACAAAAGACTATTGCTTTAGCGTCTGGGCAAATCCGCTTAAAGTTAAAAACAGCTTCTTCTGCGACTTCTGGAGTGTCAAAGCGTTCAGTAAGCTGGCTTTGAATATATTCTCCAATTCTAGTTCCAACACCTTCAGCGGTTACAGAAGCTTGAGGGCTGAACACCCTAACTGGAGCCAAATAATTTTGAGAAATGAGTTCAGCGGTTGGCGGTCCTGACACAAGGATGTTGAACAGATTACCCAGAGGTTTGCCATCAAGGCGACAAGGCGTTGCTGTTACTCCAAGTGTTTTTGCTTTAGGCCATCTTCCAATAGCTTTGGTCCAGTTGTTATTACCTGCTGCATGGTGTCCCTCATCGATGATAAGGATGTCTGGCTGAAAGCTAAGTGTTTTTCTGTTTAAGGACTGAACTGAAGCGACAATGACCGTATGGGACGGATCTACACATTCACCCGGTGCAATAAGGCTGTGTTGTATTTGCAGCCTTGAAAGTGCTGCAGAAGCCTGATCCAAAAGTTCTTTTCTATGAACAACAATAATTGCCTTTTTATTTTTAGCTAAATACTGTTTAACTATTTCGCAAAAGATAACTGTTTTACCTCCGCCTGTTGGGAGTTGAAGCAAAACTTTTGGAGCTTTCGAGAGGGCTTCATTAACTGACTGAACGATGGTTTGCTGGTAGGGTCGGAGTGTAATCATGGTGTGTTTGTTGGAGCGTTGGTATGAGGATTGAAGAAGCGTTAGATCTTTGTTATCGCGGAAAGAAGAATGTTGCCAAATCAGCAGAGGAAGTAGAAGTCCCATTCATAGAGATGAAAGATCTACTTACTGCATACATATTGGAGCGGCCCATTCATGGCGATTCATGGCAGGAAGAGCTAGAGGTTAGCTGGCCATGGTGTTAATCATCAGGATCTAACCTGCCAGTTTTTATGGCATGAAGGTAAGCCCTTTCAAGGGTAGTGAGCCCTTTACTATGTTTTTTGTGGAGTGCAGCAATTGCCCTAGCTTTAGCGGCTGCCCGCATTTCTTCTGGTCTTTTAGACCAACTAGAGAAGCTAGTCATGACCAATCAACCTCACTAATTAAAGTAGCTAAAACTTTCAATGATTGAATACTTGAAAGTTTACGTTGAGACCTGCCTAGGGCAGCTCCAACCGCTTCAGGATTACCCAAAGTTATATCATTCTCCATTTCCTGCCCAACTAACTTTAAACAAAGTTCTAAACGTTCTGGGACGTAATTCTCCAGATGATTGGAGGCTATAGCCTGTCTCCTACCAACGATGATAGAAAGCAATTGATTAACGGCACGATCAGCTTGTTGACGTGAGATAAAATCGTTATTCATTGGTGGAAGAAGTCGTAAGAGGTTTGTGGTGTTGGGTCGTAATACACTTCAGCTTCAAGCATTGGAATGATCTCGTTTTCGAGAAGATCTCGCATTGAATGAGTGAGATGTTCATCCATCATGTGACGGTTTCCCTCACGCTCAACAATAGACTGGAGTTCTTTTAGGATCCTTTCAAGCTTGGCTAACTCATACTCTTGTTGTGGCTGGTAGTGGTACGTCATGAGTGATTCCGAATAAAGGTTTTGCATTTGGCGACTTCATCGCCATCGATAACTTGATCAGGATCACAAGAGTTAGAAAGCATCAGACCATCACCCTCTTTAATCGAGTTAAAGGTGCTGATGTAGTAGCTACTAACCAGGGAGCCAGCCCTGGTCTTAAAGAAGATGATCTTTTCAGTCTTGCTGGTGTAACGCCCTAAGCTTGCGATTAGGAAGCCACCATCTTTGGTGTTGATGTTCATTGGTGCGTTAGGCAAAAGGTGAAGCGGATTGGGTTCGGTATCCATTCCATTGTTTGGCTTGGTTCATGGCTTTGATTAAGCTGCATACCGCTTTATTGTCACCAGTAGCCACAGAGACCTCTAGGAGATGCTGGAGCATTGCTAAGACGCTATCGGTGTTAATTGGCTCGGAAGACTCCTGCAGGCTTGGTCCATCGTCACTCAACTCGATCTCAGCTTGAGCAGCTGTGATGTCGTTATAAGCGGTGGAACGTGAGACGCAAAACTTTGCGCTAACCATTGTGGCGACTGAAGCCGTACGGATGCCTCGTTCGAGCATTGCTCGTGTGTAACTGAGGCGGGCTTGGACTTCCAGTTGGGTTGACATTGGACAAAGTAGAAAAGTTGGACAAAATAAATGGAGAATCAGTGACCCATCCGACGCAATTCTTTTTTGTAGTGCTTGTCGTGTTTGCCACGCAATAACTCACCACCACCTAAGTGAAGCCATCCATTTTTGGGTAAAGAACTCAATCCCCAAGCATTGAGATGTCCTGGCCCGTATTTTCTCCTGGCACGTTTCACGGCTTCATCTAATGAAGTCGCAAGAGTTTTACAGCACTTAATGCTTTCAATACTGGTTAACCCTGGAGCGTCCATCACATAAGTGAGACTCACTATGTTGACTTCATCTGGTTTCCAATTGGGGAACTTTTTTTGTTGGAGCGTTTGAGCTTCGGTCATTGCAGGTTGGGGTTTAGCTCTGCTGGTGTTGGTACGGATGGCAGGGATTCGCGCCAAAGTTCCTCAGCGATTAAATCGTCAAGTTTCTGCCGATCGTAGGCATCCAGCTCCATGGCTTCAATGTCATCGTCTGATGGTGGCCATGATGGCTCAAGCTCACTGGGGAGGATGAAGTCGTCGGAGTTGTTCATTAGTTAAATTGTGATGTGTTTTGGTGCGGTCCAGTCGTGTACCAAGAGCAGACGGAACCAGGGATCCCGCGCTCTGATAGCTGCTGATTCCAATCATCGGCTAATTCGTCAGCATCTTGTTGGGACGTTGACAGCTGATAGATAACTTGGTGGCCGTGTCGTTCGGTGTACTGGCAGAGATGAAAGACGTGTGTTTGTTGCTTGGGTTGGTTCATTGGTTGATTGTGCTTCGCACTCCCGTAATATAGGACGAATAACAGCCAGCCGTCAACAACAAGGCATAAAAAAAGACCCCTTTGATGGGGTCTGTTGGTTGTTGGATCAAATCGCCTGCCATTGGTTGATACCCCATGAGTAGTGATCGATTCGATCCCATACCCGGTCACTCTTCGTTGTGTTGGTACGTTTCCGAGCCAGCATCTTTTCGCCTCGTTTGGAGTACAGAACCGAAGCACCTATCAAGTGACAAGCCAAAGCGTTGACCCGGCTGAAGGTGGTTCGGCTGTGCCATAGGGAGCCGTTGGAGTAGATACTGAACAGGAAGCACTGGCCGGAAGCCGACCACATCACAGACGCGATCTGGTTCCCATGAAGGTCAATCGAGACAGCCCCATTGTTGTTGGTTGATACCTCAGTATTAGAGCCAACACGTCTGTACTGATTCGGCTTGCCCAGCAACTGGCGGACGGCACCAATCATGTCCTGTTCAATTTTTCGCATGGTGTTGTTTGGTGTTGTTGGTACGGATAAAAAAAGGCCAGCCCTGAGGCCAGCCATTCATGACGGTTATTCAGCTGTGTAGCCGTCAAACCAGACGCCAGCCTCGCGGGTATCGGGACGGCGACAGTGTGCTTGTGCCTCCTCAAGAGTTAAGCCGCGTTCGATGGTGCGGTCTGACTTGTTGAGGCTTGGATTGAACGACCGGACGATTCTGAATGTTTCCATGGTGTGATTGGTTGGTTCTTTAGAATACTAGCAGACAAGAAGAAAGCCCGACGCGTGGCCGGGCATCTTGCTTAACGTCCGTAAACAGTGAGCAGGCATTCTGCCTTCTCAGCATTGGAAGCGAGACAGCGCGACATAGCCGCACGATCCTCTTCTTGAAAGACTACGACCGAGAATGTGATGCAAAGAAGGAAGGCAGATAACAGTCCGCCGACTCTCCATGCGTCCAAAGTAGTCTGATCGATCTTGTGGTCCGACATGTTGGTTGGTGCGGTTGGGTGGTTGGTGCGGTGACTACAAGTCAGTCGATACGAGTAGCAACCATCAAAGGTGCAGCAGCCAGATGAGCCCCAATGAATCCACCTAGGAACAGGTTGACGGCTTGGCTGTTAGTGATAGCTCTCGTTGACTTGTCGAAGTTTGACATCTCGCTGATCCCATAGCCGAGGCAACCGGCAGAGACTGCCATGGTCGCGACTGAAAGAGTTAAAAGAAAGTTTCGCATGGTTGGTGTGGTTGGTGTGGTTTGTGGTCTGGTTTTCGTGCATCCTCTGGGAGCAAGCTCCCGAACCTCGCGAGCTGCCAGAGAGTAGCTGCGAAGCGGTGAGACCCGCAAGGGTTGCACAGGGTTTGAGCCGATCGGCTCCCAGATTGCCAAGGTGATGAAGATGTGTAGTCTTCTTACCTACTATCCTAGTTGGTGACACGACGCCTAGCGACTGCCCCAGCTGGAAATAATTATATCTTAATATTTTAGTATATTACAGCTTGGCTAGTCTGTGTGTACTACCTGCTGTCTAGTAGTCGGTGTGTACTACTGGGGCAGGGTTGCAGATCTCAGCGGCGTAGGGGTAGCTCATATACCCTGCATATATATCCGCCAAACAGAATCCACTTGCATAAAAAAGCCCCCACAGTCAGTGGAGGCGGGGGGTGGGGGTTGTGTTTGGAGCGTAGTCAGTCGTCCTTGCTTTGAATTTTAATAGTCAAATCAGGCGCCTGGATATTGACGACTTCAGTGGACTCACCGATGACCCGTCCAATGGAATCCAGCACCTGACTTGCGGTCTGTAATTGCCCCTTTTTAATCGCCTGATTGAAGAGTTTGGTACGCATGTGCTGAAGTCGCGCCAACATATTTTCGCGATCAGCCTTCCAGTCTTCATCAACGAGAAGCTTTACTTCTGCCCAATCACGCCAAGCGGTATTGATGCTGACCTGTTCCCGCTCAACATGCTCATAAACAAGTGCCCTCGCAGACAAACCCTCTAGTTGCCGACGATATAAACGCCGCACCCGGTCCTCTTTTGCATTTGTAGTACGGCGTTCGTCTTGAGTCATGTTTGATACGACCTTTTCCAAGATCTTAACTGGTAAAAAGGCTTCTAGCCTTGTATTAGGGGGGCAGGGGTCAAGAATCTGTGTAATGTGGCATTTATGAGCCAAAAAACCGCACCAATAGAGCTTCGATGGGCTCAAGGCCAAGTCTTTTCGTGCGAAAAACGCTTCAGAGTTTTAGTAGCAGGTCGTCGCTTCGGCAAATCGTATTTGTCTTGTGTTGAGTTGGTGCGTGGAGCGATAAATCGTCCTGGGGAGACATTTTTTTATTGTGCGCCAACTTATCGGATGGCAAAAGATATTGCATGGCGAGCATTAAAGAAGCTTGTGCCACAAGTCTGGATCAGGAGTAAGAACGAGACTGATTTACGGATTGAATTAATCAATGGATCAACGATCGAGTTGAAGGGAACAGAGAATGCGATGGCTTTACGGGGTCGCAGTCTGTCTGGTGTTGTATTAGACGAGGCTGCTTTTATGAGTTCGGACGTATGGTTTGAGGTAATTCGGCCTGCGTTAGCGGATAAGGAGGGGTGGGCGTTATTTATTTCAACACCAGACGGCACAGCTAGTTGGTTTTATGACTTGT